GAACTGTAATGGTTAATGAATCAGGAAAAGTTATGGCAACCGACTTACCAACAAGCGATCCTAACAACGAAGGTCAACTTTGGAACGATAGCGGTACTATAAAAATTAGTGCTGGTTAAAATAAGTTAAATCACAACATCGCAATAACAATGTTCGCAAGGACATATTCCGTATTCGTCTGCGTGAAGTTCCTCATCACAGTGACAAGGGTGATAACATTTATTACATTCGATCATATGGTCATTCTTCTCCTCTACGATATGTGTTAACGTGGCACCTGGTTATAGGTCTGATCCACGTTAACACAAGTTAAAAACGATGCTTAATGATCGGTGTCAACTCGAGCGAGAGTGTAAAAGTTGCATCGTTATATTAGTATCTATATAAAATATATTAAATTTGAATATTATTTGAGTTTGTTAATTCTGCATATATGAGTCATATGGTGGTTCAAAAATTGAGATAAAACAATTCTGATCACACAATTAAGTCTAAAATAGTTTGTAACTTACCTTTTATACTTTTATTATTAACAGTATTTTTTAATCCTGCGTGTAAATTTTTTGGCCAACATTCAAACGCAGTCCAACAATATCCTGAATGTTCCTTATTTAATTTTGGTATAAATTCTGATTCAACAGCAATAAGATATGTATGAAAGAAAAACTTTTGATCATTTGATGTAAACAATTCTAAAGGTATTACTTTTTTAAATTTTGGTGTATAGCCCACTTCTTCTTGTATTTCTCTTTTTAAACCTTCAAATGCAGATTCAGTAAAACGTGCTTGTCCACCAACTAACCCCCACATTCCACGTGTTTTAGCATCGGTTCTTTGTACAAACAAAAAACGTTTTGTTGATGTACAATAAAACAAGGCACCAGAACAAATTATATTTTCTTTCATATGTTAGTATAACAATTTATTATGATTTTATCAAGGAGTTGTTGCGTCAGTTGATGCATCATAACCAGCACTAGCACCACCATCTAATACTATTGACCAATTACCAGCAGTATAAATGCCTTCATATGATTTAACCCATTCCGTACCATTAAATCTATACTGTATTCCTGTATGTGAATTTGTAACATAATGTTGCGTAGAATCTGGATGTGATGCATCAAATACTTTTAACCATCGACTGCCAGCACTAAGACCAGCATTATATTCAATAATATCACCTACACTAGCAACCAATGTTCCCCAAGTATCGCTTGTATATGTGGAAGTGGAATCTCCAACATCATTTATAATCAAATATCTAGTATTGGGAGTTGGTGTTGCTCCTGGGTCAAATGTTGCAGGATTAATAATTTTTGTTACCGCTGTTAAAGTATTTGCCGGAATAGTATCTTGATCAATATTGAATAATAAAATTGTTTCTTCTAAAGCATTAACAGCAATTGTTCCAATAATTTCATTTCCGTTTGGTTGCTTTAATCTTATTTGTGATGTATCGTTTCTTACTTTACCATATTGATCTAAAAGGGTTTTCCAATTAATTGCAGGTCCAAATGTTTCATATGGGTCAAAGTTTGATGGTTCATTAGCACCTGTATAATATCCAGAACCCCCTGTTCCTATTCCTGGTTCTGTACTTGTTGTGGTTGTACCAGTACTTCCTAATAATCTTAATTGATTTCCTGTAACTAATAAACCATAATTGTTCGGCGTGATATAACTTCTTGTTAACAATGTTCCGTCAATTAATCCCGATGTAATTCCGCCATCGTCGTCATATATGCTCATTATAATTTTTTGTATAACACCTAATTTTGATACTTTAACAGGTGGTGATAGCCATATTGGCATAGAAAAATTTATTGTTGCAATATCAATTTCTGTATCTGCACCAATAGGTATTGTTCTAGAACTAAATGTTGTGCTTGTTAATTCAACATAACTTAAACTAGTCCAATCAATATAATTGTCTGTTTTTTGTATTTCAAAATCAGGATTAAACAAATATAAAATTTGTTCCATTATTTGTAATTTTTGATCTGTATTTGTTGTCCATATATCTGCTGTAACTTCTAACCTAAAAGGAGAAGGCATAACTTTTTCAATAGTATATCCTGCACCTAATTTATTATCTGCATATGTTCCATCAGCTAAAACATCACGTTCTTTTAAATGTTGTTTTTCAATATGATAAGGATTTTGCATTCTTTCTCTATCATAATTTAATTCTCTAACATAAGCGGCAATTCTTGGAGCATATTGTAATGCGTTTTCACTATTATTTCTAATAATGTTTGCAACTTGTCTTGTTGGGTCTCCATAAACAACCGGAACTGCTCTTAAAGTTACGGCATCATCTTTACCTTTTCCTGTTTCCACAGAAAAATTACTCAAAACTCTTATAAATTGAGTTAGAAATTTTCTAATTTGCCCGTCGTAAAAATGTAACATTAATTGTCAGCCTTCGGTTTTAATGCATTTGATAATGACTGTCTTTGATCTACTGTTAAACCATTAATATTAGTTGTGCCTGATGCATTAACAAATTTAGTTTTCCAATTTTCTTTTGTATCCGTATTACTCATAGTTATTCTAACTGAATCTTCTATTTTAACCCATCTGGTTCCATCAAAACGGAACAATCTATTTGGTAGATAATCTGTTCTTAAGAAGTAATCACCTGTGTCAACATTAGAAGTTGGAAATGTTATACCAAATCCTGCAGGATTTCCGTTTGGTGCAACACCGTCACCGTCTAAATAGAAACCATAATGTGATGCCGCTGGTGTATCTATTGTTGCATTTATTGTTTTATTTGTACTAATTCTATCAGTAGTATTAACATTATCGGTTCTAATATTTCCTCTTTCATCAATTGGTGCAACATAATATTGTTTATAATTAAATCCTGCTTTTGGTGAATCTGCTTCTGCCTGTGCAACAACTTGATCATTAATAGTTTTTTCTCTATTATAAGTTGACATATAATTAGCAACCGATCCTTCTGTTGTAGCGTCGCCTATAATATCTCTAAATTCTTGTGCATCAACTAGTGTTTTTAATTTCAATCTTAACAAGTGTGGCCACCAAGTTTGTGAAAATCCCTCTGCCGCTCTGTTAACATCTTCTATAACATAATATCTTTTAAGTGCAATTGGTATACTTTCATCTAAAGAATAGTCTTCTTTCATATGTGGAAATTCAATAACATCTCCAGACATAGGTTTTCTACCTAATCTTTCAACTATATCATTCATATGTACAGTTAAAAATATTGTATCATTTTGTAAAAACATACCAAATTGTGATAGATTAAAATCTATATCTTGTACGTTGTATATTCCTCTTATAACATAAACATCTGGTGAGTATTTTCTATCTCTATTTTCTAAAAATAGTAAATCTTGTATCGTTCTTTCGTTAAGACTATCGCCCGAATACTGTGGTAGTGTAGGTGATGCTTCACCGTCTTTGTTAGTATCTCCCTGGTCATAGGGGCCTAAATATTTGTGGAAATGTAGATCGGTTCCCCCAACCGTAAACATCTCTTTAATGTTACGATCAAAGAATTTATAGTCGTTGCCTTTTTCTGGCTTAAAAATGGATAATCTTGGCATATCACACATATTTATTGATTGCACAACTACTATAAATATGTGTATGTCAGAACTTCAAACAGGCCAACAAGAGATATTTGATTACGTAAAAAATAATCTAGGTGAGGGTATGATAGATGTTGAATTAGACCCAAAACACTATCAAACAGCACTAGAAAGAGCAATCAATAGATACAGACAGCGTTCTTCAAATGCTGTTGAAGAGTCATATGCTTTTCTTGAATTACAAGAGAATCAAAACACATATATTTTACCAGATGAAGTTATTAATGTGAGAAAATTATTCAGAAGAACAGTAGGTTCACGTACAGAAGGTGGCGAAGGTGGTACATTATTTGAACCATTCAATTTAGCATACACAAATACGTACTTGTTAAGAGCAGGAGCAACAGGTGGATTAGCCACGTATTTTGCTTTTGCTTCTTATCAAGAATTAATA